GGGCACCATGCCCTGCGATTGAAACCCAGAGAAATCCAGGTTCCATGGTGCCCCAGAGTCTACACTACCCCGGTGGATTTAAAGCCCCACCGGTGTAGACCTCCCGCTTGGTTAACCTAACCAAGCCCATTTCCACACCATACGGGCCGTGTGGACGTCGGCGTATTGGCCGGGTTCAAGTTTAGAATTCGCTGCTTTCGCAGCGTTCTCATAACGAGCCTCGATAGAATCAGGAATATCGATTCTACTCATGGTCTCGAAACGACTTGTCCCGCGGGATCCCCTTGCTAACTCCATCCTATGGAGTTCCTCCCAGTTAGGAGGATGGAATGTTTTTACATCCATTTTATAGCATAAGATCCTGTGTTCCCATCTTTGATAGTTGCATTTCTGGGTTGAACCAGAATGCCACCGTCGTTGAAAGAACACGTCATTCGATAACGCTGGCTCTGCTCTCAATGTTCCAGGTAGAGAGAGTAGAGTCCTGGGGAAAATATAGTTTATGGAATCCTCAATCGTATGAACGAGGTTCCAACTGTCTTTCTCCCCAAACTTCGCCATAAAAAGGTTGGCTAGGTCTGCATTATAAATGATGCCTAAGCCAGATGATACTAGCGGTTTCCGGACTCTTACGGGGGTAACATCCATACCTTTATGGTAGTCGCCTCCGCAGCTTTCCCGGAAGGGTCCCTCCGCGTAGGACTTCGTCTTATTGACTATAAGGCCAATAGATTCGAGTCCTATTACCGTCGCATCATACAAATGACTGCGTACGATAATATCATCTCCGTAAACGTAAGTTTCGCTGCTATTTTGGTTAAAGAAATGGTTAGTACGAGATATTGCTATCTCGTTATCACGCATTTCTTGTCTAATTGCCGCAAGGAAACCACGTCGCTGAGCCTCGGCGCACGCCCAAAAAACGAGCGCCTCTACGGGGAAGCAACAAGCACTGCCCATAGGGGCAAACTTGCGCAACCTCACCTCCGACCCTCCAGGAAGGACTGTGGTGTCAGAACGACACGCTTTAAAACAGTCAACCCAAACCTGCGGAAAGACTTGTTCCACAAGGTCTAGGGACACCCTATCGGATGCGTCCTTGAGATCGATCGTTGCAAACTCATTAGTCAGTGATGACTGACGAGCCAACTTTCGATTGATTGTCTGATCGGTAAAGTTAATCCGACCAGCGGTCATAGGATGGGTCTCGAGTATACCATACAGTACGTTCATCAAGCCTTGCTGAGCATACATAAGCTCGGCCGGCTCACATGAAATTACTCTGGGTCCTCTAGAATCCTTGGGCACGAGACAAACTCGCGCTCTGGGGATCCCTACGGGTGCCTTCTCCAAACGATCCCAGCTATCAATCAGGTGGCTGGGTGAATAGAAGAAGAGTTCATCATACGGGTACACAGCATCCAACTGCGCGAAATAACGCAGCATATGATGCTTATCCTCGTTCCGAGTATGGCAGGCAGTAGCCCCGCCTCCGTGAGAAGGACGGATTTTGGTCGGGTCTGTATTACACAGAACTCGAGCAATTAGCCGTCGCATCTCTCTAATTAGCCTCGCAGAAGGAGTATTATCTCCTTCAGCAGAACTAAGAATAGGAAGCCCTGCATCAGTGATTTTAAACTGATCCAGGAATCTTTCTCGGGTGATGTCATCGTAGTTGACCTCGTATTTATAGAATATGAGAGTTAGCTGCCTCACACAATCTACGGCTATCGAGTCACCATCAAGAGCAGCTTGGACTGCGTCCCCGAGAAATTCGGGGATATTTCTACCTTGCGAGTCTATGCGAAGAACGCTAAACCCGCTAGGGCACGTCCACTCTAAAGTTGAGTGAAACGAATCCAATGCCTTACCCAATTTGGGTAAGGTAGCTGTCAAGAAAGTTAAACCCTCATTGTTCGCTCTTGTTTCGAAAGTCGTTTTATCGGCTTCTCGTACAAAAGACGAATAGCGTTGGTTAGAAGCTAGGTTCTCCCACAAGAGGAGAAGGCTTTTCAGACTACCGTGATTATTCATGGACGTCTCCTAAAGTATCCCTACAACTTTCCAGGTTACACACCATTTTTCTCCTACCGCACAGCAGAAAAGAAATACGCTACTATTGACCCTGAAGGAGGAAGATACCTCCTGAGGCGAATTACATTTCGCCGTTCAGGATTGCGTCAATGTTGGCTCCAGCACCGCCCTCAATTAGGAGATCTATCAACTGATAGACCATCTTCTTGATTACGGTGTTGGTGACTGCAGTGTTGGATGGACGGACAAAGTTAACGTAAACGCTAGCTGTTGCCTCCACACCGAAAGCATCCACGACCGTTTCATCAAGTCGTGTAAGTTTTCGTTGTTCTCCAGCTTTCCCGACCGAATCCGCACGGGTAAGTATCTGCTTATTAGGCAGAGCCAATCCCGCCACGGAATACTCAGATTTATCTGAATCGACATAACGGTTGACATAAACCCTAAGGTTAGTATCAACATCTGTCGGTGTGTCGGTTGAAAGAGAGAGTGATGTTCCTAGCATTGTAGAGCTACCTTTACCCAATTAAGGGCTGTTTAGAACAGTGAATCACATTACTGTGACAAAGCAATCCTTCTTAGGGGACTGAGGCCCAGTCTAAGACAAAGCCATCACACAACAGGATGAAAGAAAGTTAAAGCTAGAAGACTATATTATCATAATCATAGTAGCTCGCAAATTTTCCTTTCATTGCTAGATTCGAACCCAAGCTCTTTTTAAGCTCGGCTACGGCAGGCCTAGAGGCCCTACCGAAGGTTCGAATTTTGCCCGCGTTGAGTACTGTTCCCAAGGCCACAAGATTTATGGCTTGGGACAGGGACGGAAGCTTCGCGTCAAGCAAAGCAAACGTCGCTAGATCTGGCATACAGGGTAAGCGATGAAAAAAGTTGCTTACTGAACTGGTACCAGGAGTGAGACCCGGACGGAACGTATAATTTATATCATCGTTCCATAAAGTGTTCGAGTCCACCTGTATTCTTTCCTTGTTCTGCATAAAAACTTGCAGAATTTGGATCGGGAGTTCCAACGCACTATGTTTAAAGGACGACAGCCAATCGCTAACGTTGACGAAGTAATCGACAACAAAAGTAAAAGGTATGTAATCCCACAAGATGGTTGGATTCAGTTCAAATCCGGTCGCTGCAAGCAACGATCGGAGGGTCTCATCTAACTTACCAGCCACTACGACTGGTAAGGGTTGATAGACGAGATAACCATGAACTTTACGGTCTATTTGACCACGCCAAACGCGACGAGAATTTCCGTCAACGTAGACGTCCCCGATTTTGACGACGGACTCGGTCTGTAAGGTCTTTCGAGCAGATATAATCTGTCCTCGTTGGGCCTTAAAGATCTCTAGCTTCCCCTGCAGTTCAAACACTATCTCAGTTAAAGCACGGAGGTCACCAAGAGTTGGTTTCCAACCGTATTTATAGTTGAGACGTGCTCCGGCCACAGCAGTAACTAGATTAGAACCTTTACTCCATATCTTAAACAAATCCTTCATTTGCTTCCAATCGAGTAAATCGTTGGGCAATGAGAATTGGTTTAAGTCAGGCTTCAAGTCCAAGTATGTTTTATTGGACCAGAGCTGCGCATTAAGATTCAGAGTCGCTACGCCAGTCGTTAGACCAGCAGAAGCGTAAAACTCCGATTCCGCGAGCGTATGGTTGGATTCAGCTGACGGCGTATGAACATGAAAATATTCTGTTCTAACGCACGGATTCGCCTTAAGCGTCACAGTGACGCATGGGCTAGCTGTATTGCCGGAATACCGGCGTATGTACTTGCCATGTATACAAATGTTAGCTCCCTGCCTAGTATGGCCAGGAAGACCGTTCGTATACGTGATCGATTCCGTCTGCTGCTTCGTGATACACGTTGTAGCAGCCGCCGTGGATGACAAAGCACAAGCAGCATTATATTGCTTGTTACCTTGAACATTTTCAACGACGTTTGGAATTGATCGTGATTTGCGAATGGGGCCTAATAGCCCCGTTTTCTGTCTCACAATCATGTACATAGCTCCTTGGGTTCTATCCCATCGTAGAATATCCCTCTCGGGATGAAAGTTTTCCTCCGGTATCTAGCCGGAGG